ATATGATTTATTTAAATCAAATGGGATACCAGATATAGGATTACCATTCCAATGTTCTTTTATATTTGGAATTAAATAATTTGCCCTCATTATTTGAGTTTGTAATCCCGCTTCGTTTTGCCATTTTATCTTAAACCTATACTTAGCTTGTGTGGGAATTCCAATACTAGGGTCAGGAGAAGTTACTCTTTCTCCGAACTCATTAGTTGTTACATAATTCATATTCATTGGAAGGTCAATTAACCACGCTCCATTATCGTTAATAACATTACCCCCATCTTCTAATTGATACTGTTCTAATACTGGGTCACCATTTTCATCTTCCTGTATTGTTTGTCTTATGGCTAATATCTCTCCAGGACCCGCAACAGTATCACATAAATTACCTGTATCTTTTTTAGGTCTACAAGTGGCCTTTATATAGTCATCCTCATTTGAGGAGAACAAAGAGCCCATAAATACTGAGTGAGGTGTAATTTCTATTCCTTGGTCGCTCAAATCAAAATCAACTCTAGTAATACCTACATCACATATATCGTCTTGTCCCCAAAATGATGAAACATCAATGTCTTTTACTTCATTTACTATCTGTGGTAATGAATCAATATTTTCAGAATCTTTAAATAGTTGACCATTAAATTGTGAAGGTACTCCACGACCCATTCTAATTAAATCTGAAGGTCTAAGTGAAAACTCACCCATATTAGATAAATCTAAATCCATAACTAATTTTTGATTACCTAAGGGCACTCCGACAATCATAAAGTCACCTGAGTCATTAGTTCTAACCGAATACTTATAGTATTTTTCATAAACTTGTAAAACCTCTTTACGAGTTAATACATCGTCAACTGTTGGAAATGTACCTGTACCGTTATGTCCGTAGTATTCATCTTCATACGGTAGAAGATTATATCTATACCCGTCTTCATTCTTTGTAGTCGGGGTTTTATAAGGGTATAGTGTGGATATTATAGGGTCACTTTCATCAACATCATCTAAAGGAATAAAAATTGATATATGAGCATTAGGTATACCTAAACCCCCATTGGCTATTACTCTTCCAACAACAACCCCATAATCGGCGCAGAACTGTGTATATAAGTCTTCTTGTCTTAATTTTAAAGACAAAATTTCTAAGGAATCAAAATCTTGGTCAATTTTAACATTAATGTCTCTATCAACACCAGGTTCTGTTCTTATTCTAATCGATTTTGGCATAATTAGTTTTTAAGATAAATAGTTATTCATCTTAATTTTAATTTGATTTTATCAAAAGTATATGGATAGATTTATGAGAAGTCGACATTTTTAAGTGACTTAGCTCTCACTTTAATGTCATTGTCGGGAAATCGAATTTGATAAACTTGATTTGGTTGTGCAAAAATAGTATCATCAACTAACTGAATTTGTTTTGTCTGATTGTCTGAATATCTTTGAGATGTTTGTGAATTAGAGTATCTACCACCCACTTTATTAAAAACTTTTAATTCTGAAAGAGATATGACTCCCGGTATATCTTGTACTATTCTTCGTATGTCCGAAATATTAACATTATCACCTAATTGTTGTTTTTGAGGTGAAAAATAACTATCTACTGAGTTAATAATATTAGTAATAATCTGTCCTTGGTTTTGAGTTGAGTCCATTACTACGGATAATTCAAATTCTAAATCAACCACATTAGCGTTAGTTATTGAAATGTAATCATTTATCATTCTATAATGTGATAAATAATTAGCTATATTTTGTTTTAATGTATTTGAAACTGATTCTGTAAGTTTTCCTTGTGTATCATAAGATAATATTTCAATTCTTATTTTATTCTCTTGTTCTGTGATAGCCGCCTTCGCAGGTGCTCCAAACCTACTAGGCATTGTTCTAACCAATGAGTTATAATCGTTAACTGTTACCGCTCTTTTTTGTGCCGCAAAATTAAATGATACCATATTTCTAACCTCTTCAGGGGTCGGTAAATCTCCGCCACCTATAGCCGCAGTAACATTAGTAGTTCTTAAACTATCAATAACATTTTGATTAACGTTATTAGATGGTCCATTAACATCAAAATATGTTGTACCAAACTGTGTTATTACATCAACACCAACATTAGAGGATTTACCTCCTCCAATTCTATATTGTACAAATAATGTTGTATTCGCCTTTACAGTTAACCCTAATCCAATATTATTTTGATAATCTTGGATTCTTAAAGGAATACCAGTTCTCGTAAATTCTTGTAGTTGTTCCTCAGGTGTTGTTGTTCCTCCTCCAAAATTAACTTTACAGTAACCTTCAGGTGTATATTCAGAAACAAATCTATTTTCAGTTTCAATATACTTACCTACTTTAAGTCCTGGTTTATCTGCCGGTCGTGTAGGGTCTTCAATAAAAATTTTAGATTCTGCTAAAGCATCTACTTCGTACCATTTGTCAGGAGAACTAATAAACTCATCATACGTAGGAGGTGATTGATAATTTACACCATCTTTTTGAATTAATGAAGTTATACTAATAACATTTTTTTCGGGTAAGAAAAATTCAAAAAATGGTTTTACATCGTTATTATTAATAACTTTTTTAAATGTTTTAGTTAATCCATTAACTACAACTTCTCTTTTAGTCATTGTGTAATTAATTAACCTATTATTAGAATCAAAGTTTGGTATTTTAGTACGGTTTGGGAAACCTTCACTATTGTACTGTGAAGTAAAATCAATATCGTTAGGGTTTTCAAATACCTGTCCAGCACCAATAAATTGAGAACCCGCTCTCATAATACCTAAATACCTTTCATCTTCTTGGTCCCCTAATGCCGGAACCGTGATTGAAATATCTACTAAGGCAATTGACGGTCTGTTACCGGGTATCTTTAAACCATAAGTTCTAGCAATATTATAAATTGACGATTTTTGTTGAGCGTATTGTAATACTGTTTCTTGGATACTTCTATCCATGTGATAATGTAGATTATCTCCGATAGCAGCATTTAAGTCCATAAATACAGAATAAATCGAGGCATCGTTAAAATTAGCTATTAATTCTGGATAATACTGTTGTGTATAATTTATCAATTCCTGTCTTAAGGATTGAAAGTCTCTATCTGTGTATGAAATTTTACGGTTAGCCATATAATATTAAATATTAATAATCACGAAATCTTTTGATGAAAATGTACCATTAACAATAGTAAAGTCAATTCTTAGTTTTGCGGTGTACTCTACCGCACTATCACTCGCAACTCTAAAAATTTGACCACCTAATTCATCGTAATTGATTTCACCAGGTAATGGTTCTGCTTCGACATAAGGTTCAATGGTTATGTCATTTATTTGTAAATTTGGTATAAATTTATCTACGGCTTGTCTAACATCTGCTTTAATCGCATCGAATGTCGGTCCATCCATTGGTTCGAATATAAACTCGTATATTCGAGTACCAAAATCAGGTAGATAGTACCTACTACCTTTCCTTGTTAATATTAAATGAAGTAAATCTGCCCTTATTTCCTCATCTGAGGATTCAGTTAATCTTAGGTAGTCACCTTGTAAACTATCTCTAAAAGGAAAAAATACACCATATGTTTTACCGTTTGCCATATCCCATAAATATAAACACAGATTATTTTATCTAAATATAAAAGAAAAAAGGTTAGACGAATCCAACCTTTTTACATAATATACACCTATTTTATACCTTAACCCTCACACGCAACACATTGTAAGTCATTTAAATTCAACTTTTTTCTAGCAAAAGCCTGTGCCGAGTTCATAGAATGTTGATAATATAGTGTCTTAACACCTAACTTCCATGAGTCAATAAGTAATTTATTAACATCTTTAGTTGGCATCTCAGGTGAAACCATTAAATTTAAAGATTGCGACTGGTCAATAAAGTCTTGTCTAATTGCCGCCTGATTAACAATTGACGATTGATTAATTTCTGCAAATGTTCTAAACACATCTTTTTGGTTGTCATTTAGAAAATCTAAATGTTGTACTGAACCGTCAGCCTTTTTTATACTATCCCAAGTTTCCTTATTATTTTTACCGATTGAGTCTAACAAATCTTTTAATATAGGATTTTTAATAGTAACCTTCATTTTAGCTACATCCTTAACATAACAGTTAGACCAAATAGGTTCAATGGATTGTGACACTTGACCAAGAATAAATGCCGATGAAGTAGTCGGAGCAACAGCATTAAGTGTTACGTTTCGTCTACCATAACCTTTTAGATATTCAGGTTCACCAAAAATTTCAGCTAACTCTTCTGATGCTTTATATGATTTATTTTTAATTGTTCTAAATACCTCAACATTAAGTTTAGCGGTTTCTTTAGTATCGAAAGGTAATCCTTTTGATTGTAGAAGTGAGTGCCAACCTAAAACACCTAAACCGAGTGCTCTTTGTCTTTTAGCGAAGTTATAAGCCTTTTCCATATATAAAAACGCCATTTTACCTTCTCTAGTACCATTATCTCTTAATTTTTCTAATTTATTACAATACTCAGTAACAACCGCATCTAAGAAATAAACCATAGTTTCAACAGCGTCAGTATCTTTC